CCGCATTGTCGCGCAGCGCCTCGTCGAGTTCGCCCTTGACGCGCAAATGCGTCGCCAGACCAGCCTCGACGGCCTTGCTCTGCTCGTCGGTCAATCCATTCCCATTCCGCTTCGCAATTTTCTCGGTCATGGCTTCAACTCCATTTTGAGTGCGGAAAAAAACCACGTCGTCGGCATGTCCGCCCACCGCTCGCGGAACGGAGGCTCGAGCGGCGGCGGCCAGCAGCAGTAGTCTTCATTGGGAGTGGCGTTGGCGGTGTCCAGCAGCAACGGCCACGACTGCATAGGCTCCGCGGTGAGCAACAGTGCATCGGGTTCGGCACCCTGGGTGAGCGTCGGAAATAATAACCGCTCGTTGCGCAACGGGCGCGGCGGTGGTGACGGAGCGGGAGTCATGCCTTTCTGCGGGCGCTCCGTCACTTGGCCCCGCTCGCCTACCCGTCGAACCGATCCTTTGTCATCCCAGCATCGGCCGGCGCCTGACTTGTGCCACCACAAATGCTTATTCGGAAATGCGGCGCGGGCTTCCGCGAACGTCTTACAATCAGGAGAAGCCCGCGCCGTTACGCCGACGCAACAAAACAAACCCAATAGGAAGGCCGCTGGTGCGTTAATCGCATTGCCCGAAGGGAATGATCCACGGCACTTCATTGAAGATTTCCGTTTCTCTCTTGCAGCCGATGGTCAGCCATTAAGCTCCGACTCTGCGATGTGGCATAAGAAATCACAGGACGGTTGAATTGGGTTTGTGGTTGGGTGGTCTGCCGGTATTTCGTCAATGAAGCGGCGTTCGTCATTGATCCTGCAAAGCCTCACGTCCAATTCGCGCGATAGCTTTGCCATGCGGTCAAACTTTTCCGGGAATCGCTTGCGGACGAGTGCCCAATAAGACGGGCTCGTTGCCTTCACGCATGGGATACAATTGTTATTCTGAAAGCCCATTGCATACATCGGTGGCAGAGTAATTCCGGCCCGCTGGATCATTTCTAGGCAAGCGGCCTTTGTCAGACCGCGCTCAATCAATGGCGTCAGAATTGTAAGTTCCGGGTAGTTCTTCCGCAGCCGCGTTGCCCGGTCAACGTCCGGCCCATCTGCCGTGTAGCCGAATATGTGAATGTCCTCTGGCGACTGAAACTCTAGGCGCGGCTTGACCTTCAATTCTAGCGTACACCGCGCTCCGTCGATCCCCGCAAGCCAGCGCGTCTTTTCCCAAACGTCCCAAGTGTCTTTGTATTCTTCTGACTTTAGCCTCGTGACTTTGCGACCAAACCACGCCTCGCAATCGGCCATAAACCGTTCGTTGTCGGGATGCTCCGCGCCAGTCTCGCAATACACCGGCTCACTCCAATGCAACAGCTTGGTGGCGACCGCAGAAGCCGCGCCGCAAGAAAACCAACTGATGCTGTACGGATTCGTCATGTCGATCCTTGTGCGGCGGTTATCGCCGGTCCCCACTTTCAAGCGCCTCGTCAATGATGCTAGAAGCCAAATGCGCGGACGTTTTGAGCCGAATAAAATCATTGGCAAATCTCCTTATCAGAACCTTGTCGCCTGAATTGCCTGACCAGCTTTTTAATTTCCGGGCAATCGAGTTCGTCCTTGAGGCCATTGCAAACCTTCTTGGCCGTGATCCACGCGGCCTCGCGCTTTTTCAATTCCTGCGTGATCGCATTGCGCAGATCGAGCAACTCCTCCTCATGGCCGACGGCGAGAACGTCCTCATGCCAGACGACATGCGGCATCGGCCAGCCATCAACCTGCGCAAGCACGACTTTTGAGTCGGCCCACCGGACGCGACCGATTGCCACGCTGCCGTGGCACTGAATGATCAGCACGAGATCGTTCACCTTGCATTTCAAAAGGGCACCCGATTGCGTTCGTTCGCGCTTTTGGTCTGCCATGCGTCGATCTTCGCCCGCGCGGCATCCATCAAAAACTGCATCTTGGTGTCGAGAAACACGGCTTGCTTGAGCGCCTCCAGGTGCGCGATGTATTTGTCATCGGCATAGGCTTCACGCTCCTGCATTGTGCCCGACCGCTTGCCGTTGTCGTGATCCTTCATCAACAGCGCCTTGAGCGATTTGCGATATTCGCGGCAGTAAACATGCTCGGCCCGCGCCTTCGCCGCGGCGTCGGCATTGTCCTGCAAAAAGTCGAGCGCCTTCATGGCGTGGTTCTCGGTGAGGATCATCGGCGTTTCTTCCGCATGACGTCGATCGCCGCCCGCATGGCGCCGGATTTGGAGCGGAAACGCCTGCCGATGGTTTCGCCATCGACGCTGGCGCGGTAGGTCAGCCTGCTGTAATTGTCGGACACGTGGATGCGCCCGTCCTCGCTGATCCAGCGGTAGGTACCGATGCCCGCGCGATAGTTGTGAAAGATGATGCCGGCGACCGTGACCGGCGTCGCCTTGGTGCGCGTGTAACTGTGATTGCGCTGCGTCTCGATCATCGCGTTCTCACCGTCAGCGACAGGCCGGGATTGGAGAGCACCGCGCCGTCGATCTGGACGCCGTCCTTGAGCGCCTCGAGCAGGTCGCGCTTGCGCAAGTGCGGGCGCATTTCGAAGAAGGTCTGCGGGATCAGTTTTTCATCGATGACGACGACATGCGGTGAGCCGCTGCGCAGCGAGATGGTGAAATCTTCCTTGAGAATCTTGGGGACGTCGGCCTCGATCATGGCATCGCGCACGATCTGGCGGCGGCGCTCGGCGCGGGACTGGAAACGGTCCAGGCGGTCGGACATTTCGCTCATGCGAATCTTGAGCAGCGCCACCATCGTCTCGTCCTCGAGCGCGGCGCGGACGTCGGCGGCAAGCACGTCGGCAAAATCGGTCAGACCCTCGGCGGTATCGGCCAGCGTCTGCGCGTCGAGATCGGCAAACTCGGCGAGCAACTGTGCCTTGACCGCCTTGTAGCGGGCCACCTCGAACCTGATTTGCGGAGCATTCATCGCGGCACCCCCGCCGCCGTGACCTTGACCCGCACGATGCGCCAGCCGTCCTTGCGGATGGCGTGCCACGGACGACCGCCGCCGTGGCGCACCTGTCTTGCTTCCGCCCTGATCCAGTACGGATTGAGATGGCGGTCGGGACCGATTGCGGCATAGGCGAAAATCGGTTTCGGTTTTTTCCTCATAGCAGCACCTCGCGTCGTGCCTCGACGTCAATGCCTTCGCTGATGATCTTGGCCGCAGCCCGTATCTCGTCTGCGGTGAACGACCAGCCGCTCACGTCCTGCGAGATGGTGGCGATGTATTTCCACTTGAACCGTTGATGCAGGATGATCGCGAGTTGATCGTCCTCGAGCGCGTCGGCCAGGAGCGCGAGCGCAAGCTGCGCCGGTCCCGACCCGCCGTAGCCCCATTCGAATCCGGTCGGCGAATGGTTGTCGAGGTCGAGGCGCATGGGCAGCGCCCGTACGCCGTTGTGCAGGATGATCACTTGAGCGATGCCGTCGTCGTCGCGCCAGCCATGATAGCTTTTCATGCGTATTCGCCCTCCAACGGCTGCGGACCGGTTTCGATCTTGTCGTCTTTCTTCGGCGGCGGCTCCTTGCGCTGCATGACCACCTTGGCGCGGTCGAACGCCACCGCCGGAATGTCGGCCAGCGTCGGCACCTCGATATTCCAGTGGCCGGAAATGAAATTGCAGAACTCGACCAGATTGACGCCGCGCTCGGTGGCGGTCTTTTCCAGTTCGTCCAGTTGCGCCTTGCTGATAACGACGCGCCCTTCCTCGGACAGATCGTCGCCATCGGCCCTGTCCTCGCCCGGTGGCTCGGCATTGCGGACCTGCGCCATCTCGTCGTCGGTGTAGATGCCCGACAATTCCTGCGGGAAGGCCTTGCGCAATCCTAGCGCCTCGGCGCACTTGGCAGTCATGACGTCGCCCATCGTACGCCATGCCCTCGTCGGGTCGCCGGTCCTGTTTTTCTGAACGTAGGATACGTAGCGGGCCTTGCCCCAACACGGCTCCTTGAAATCGGAGCGCAGGATGCCGACCCGCGCCGCCCACGGCTGCTCCTCCTTGTCGAGCCATACGTCCTTCCAGACGCCATCCTTGCCGCACCATTCCGGCCCGACCTGACCGGCATATTTGCCGGACCGCTCGGCGATCAGGCGGAAGCCGTCGAT